TTAACCCCACTATTGCATTTCTACTCAATTTTTTGTTTAGCAGCCTACCAACAAAAAACCGCGGTCCTAAGACCGCGGTTTAGAGGAAGAAATTATACACCAATAATAATTTCTTCAGAAGAGGTTATCCACCAATAATCTCTTCAAAATCTGCATCTGTTCTAGTGGCTAGCCATATTATTATTTATAGTAACTAGGTGAATTTTAAAGTAAACCCCTTAACTTCTTTTAGCTTACCCAAAAACAATCTCGATACAGATACATTGCTGAGGGGAAGCTCTTCATACGCCTCTTGTTGCTGTTTATATGGACCATACTCAATACCATCTTTGATAAGGACAAACTCAGGAAGCTTTGCATAACGATTAGCTCTACCCTTTGCTTGCCTCTCGGTGAGGAAGTCTGGATTCTTTTTAAGCAACTCTTTCTTTGCATCGCTCATTTTCCTTTTACATTCATCACTCCTCTTAATACCTGTGTTGACTGTAGCAGCAGCCTTCCATGAGTTCTCATTAGGAGTAGGTTGACTAGCTTTAGGATTAATGTTCATGCATCCATTATCATTAAAGCATTCGTTAATGTATTCTTGCTCTCGTTCAAATAGATTACCTGCTACTTCTTCTATGATTGTATATTCTAAGTCATTATACTTATCATGTACAGCTTGAAGGTACCTATTAACATGTGTACCTCGTTCTAAAGTCCACTTATGTTCTTTAAATCGCCTCTTAAAGTCATTTGTTGATCCGATATAAAATCTATCGCCTGAGGTAATTTTATAGATCACATTCATATTATTATTATTTAGTTTACTAGCATGAATTAGCCACTAAAAAGGAGGAGGTCTTTCGACCCCCTCCTTGTTATTGGGTTGTACTATTAAAATTATCAACCAATAATCTCTTCGAAGCTTGCGTCGGTACGCGTAGCGAAAAAATTTACTAAAACAAATTCTGCTGTTCGAACTGGTTTCAAATATATATCTACCACTAACTCGTTCTGATCAATAACTTCTGGTGTGTTGTTACGCTCATCACAAACAATAACAAAATCATATATACCATCATCCGCTTTAACACGCTCAAAAAATGGTGTTAAGGTGTTAACAACACGAGTTCTGGTAAATAGTGTATTATTCTCAAACAAGAAGTACTGCATTGTTCGCTTTGTAATTTTCTCAAGATATATAAATGTCCGACGAACATTTATCCTATCAAACGCGCTAGGCTTTCTAAGAAGAGTCTTTTGCCCGAAAAATACATTACCCTGATCAGCTAGGTTTGTAATTGGATTTAAATTAGCTGTATATAAATCATCACGTTGACGTTGATTCGGTGATAAGGCAATATCACTTGCATCAGTTATGATACCTCTATTTAAACCTGCCGGTGCACCCCATGGGCCAATTTGAGCATCTGTGCTTGCCATTTTAGCTGCAGCAAAACCTGAAGATGGTATATATGCATATATACCTGAGTAGTTATCATACACCTTCATGTAGTTCGCAAAAACCGTAGCGTATGAAGTATTAGCTAACTCGAATTGATGCCGTAAGGCCCAATATGCATCAACATAAAAGTTTTTTGATTTATCATCTTGGATCTTATTATTTTTACCAGTTACAACGAGCTGTCTAATAGGATCAGCAACATATAGAATATCGCCTCTACCCCCATCTTTAACTGGCCCACAGAAAGTAGCAAACTTATTAAAGATTGTCGTATAAGCTGTTCTCGCTAACTCGCCAGTAGCATCAATATCGTTTGATGTTCTTAGAGCTTCAATAGCTGCTGTAGTTCTAGTATCATCATACCCATACCCTGACAGTGCCGCCGGGGCTGTTTGGTTATATGTCCAAATTGAACCAACTCCACCTTCAGCAATAATATCAATATTAAATTTCCTATCATTACGAATTCTATCTAACGCTCTATCTAACTTAAGAGGAATATTACCAGCAGTTTTTTCAGCGAGAGATGTGTTACCATATGCACCTAATGCGTAGATTGAATCAGCTGTTCCGTAAGTTGCCTCCCACCCTGTAAGATTAGCCCAAGTCGTACCTACAACCTCCTCGGATAGGTTACCATTACCAGCATTCGCTATAAGTGAGCTGGTCAAAACTCTTATTTTGGTTCTAGGTGTACCATCATCATTAAGATTAAGCCCACTCATTTGCTCGGAGAGGAAAGGGTTAACAATAATATCAATATTCCTTGATGTATTATCAACGTTACCTAAGAAGAAGTTAACAGGCGCGCCACCATTTTCAGAATTTCTCTGCCTGTAATATCCAATTGACCCGTTATAACCTTCTTCGAGTAAATAATCTATTCGATTTGCCTCTTTAGAGAAAACAGATTGTCTGAGCTTAAATACACCAACATTTAGAGTATCATCAAACTCACGGGTCGCGATGTTGTAGTTTGTAATTCTATCTTCCATCACTTGAGAGATTGAATTTGTCGCTGGGTTATTCCCAAACTCTGGTGTAGCAGAGAGTGAGAATTCTAATCGATTAGCTGGTATTGTAGTATAATTATCAAGACCACCGGCAGCAGCAGATTGAGTAACTGTCTCTACACTTAAAATAGAATCGAACGCGCTAGCAGGATTAATATTTGTATTATCAGCTAAGCCAACATAATAACCATTAAATTGACCATCAATAACACTCTGCGACTTGTTAAGTATAATAACAGCCGCGCTGGATAAGCTAGCTAACTCCGTCCACTCACTCGGCAGATCACCACTATCTCCCCAACCATCTACAAACAACTCACCATTCTTAAGTTGTAAGTATTCATCTTCGGTGAGATTAAATTGTTTTGGTGCACCTAAGTAGTAAGATCCTGCAGTTAATGTAAAACTCTGTGTACTACTATCTTCAAGCGGCTGATGCGCCGCCTTCGCTCTATCATAACCTACTGCCGGGTAAGCAAGCAAGCTATAATAAGAGCCAAATCCTACTCCAGCGTTTTCTCCATAAGGTAATCTGTTAACTAGTAACTGACCTGTTGAATTTAATGCTGCTCGAGCTGTATGATAAAAATACCTTTCAGCTGGTGTTCTTGGAGCCCCATAAATCTGTTCAAATTCTGTAATATCACTTACACCGACTACTTCATCAGTTGGACCCTGGTTTGCAAACCCGGTAATATAGGTAGTTGTACCCTGTGAAACTGTTCTTAGGGAAAGATCACTCTCTCGGATCTCAACACCTGGTGATTGTATTGTGCGTCTAGACATAAAATTATTTATGTTTATTCACTTAAAAATTGGTAGTTTCTAAAACCTTATTTATAAATTTAGCAGTTTAGTGTGTAGCTGAGAGTAAACAAAAGTCATTGATGTGTTTATTTCAGCAGACTCCCTGTAGTTATAGTCTATATTACCTAAAACAGTAGGAAACGCTTTTGTGTATGTAAATTGAATTCGTTTATTATCATACTCATCAACACCATATATTGTCATATCAGACTGGTAGTTGCTATACGCTGTATCAGCTAATTTATCATTGTCATATAAACCAGCTTTATCATCATGCATTAAATCTAACCACTTATATATGACCCAATAGTTATTAAATTCATTATCTATAGTGAAATCGATAGTGACTGGTGGATATGGTTCACGTGCATGCGCAGATTGATATAAATTACTTCCAGTATAAGGTACTCGAATTGCAGGAACAGTCAATTCTGGAACAACAGTACCATATATTGAAAATTGGAAAGTATCTTCTGAAACATTAAAAGAAGATCGCGTGCTTCTTTTTTGAACCTCACGTAATGCGGGGGGTAGTTGAAACACCATTATAAATTTATCTACCCTACCTTTATTAAGTAGGGATTGTTTATTTGCGTTTGCAGGCATATTAATATTTATGTTAACGGAGTATATCCAAACATCGATAACTCATCCATATCATCTTGCATTTGATTGTTGCCCATTCCGAAGACCACAGGGGGTAGAGCTGCATTGTGATCACCTACAATTTCATTATCTAAGTACAATGAAGTAGCATCTTCAAAATATTGTATACCAAAATCCATTTGCTCAATAACTGCAGGCTTACCTCGATCATCAAATTCTAAAATTTCAAAAAATCTCTCTGTTATATCTTTTTCTAAAATAAAGAGAGCATAAAGTAATGACATTACCATATCATCATGATTTGATCTTCTAGCTTTCCAAGTACCGTTCGGCCATCTTACAAAGTTCTTAAGCTCTGTTAGTGTTTCTATGTCATTGATCTGTACTGATTTAACATCATTAATAAAGTATCTCATATTCAGTACTCCTTGATACTTTGTATTTGTATGTGCAATCATGCCTAACATTACATTTTTGCGATGCGCGGCCTTATTACCGTATGATACAATCTTTTCGTACCCTATATCTTTAGCTAACCGATCAACTACCTGCGCTCCACAGTTGTTACGCTCTATTAACGCTAGAGGTGAGCCGTAATTACGTAAAATTGAGTGTACCTTAGTTGCAAACTCAAGAGGTGATATCTTATTATTGTTATAACATGCTACCTGTCTTATATCTTTAATATCTGTGATATCTAATATTTGCACACAAGATGAATCTGCTCCTACCCCTTCAGCAGTATCGACCCCAGCAACGTATAATCGTGAAGCATCTGCCTCTTCCCATATTTTATAATTGCCTTCATCTAGAAGAATTTTAGGCTCTCGAACCTTTGCAGACATTTCTTCAAATAAATCATCATCAATCGATGACTCTCCTGTTGATAAAAACTCACAGTTATGTGATAGGAAACCATCTGTATAGTATGATACTGTATCCTCAACATTTATTAAATCATATAAATCAATCTCACCAACCCCTATAACATCAACAACTTCTTTCCAACCATCTGTGTGAAATATTTTATCACCAGCAACAAGATCTTTTGCTTTCTTAAACTTGAAGTTATGTAGATCAATGCAAAGTGGGTGCTTGAGTGAGCAAGTTAATGACTCACCTGTCTTGCAATCCACCTTACATGCAGCTTTATTGATCTTCTGTATACCATCAAATAGCTTATAACCATCTGGTGTTAATACTTTAAGATTTTCTTTATTTGGTTTAAACATATTTTCTATAGCTTATTGTATAAATCTTGTAAGGATATGTCTACCTGATCTTCAATGGTAACAAGAGTTTCTCCACTACATGACTGAAATTCTTGTCTCCAAGCATCACGTGATCCAATAGCTTGTTTTGTAGAGTTAACCCACTGCTCATCCCGCCCAGGTACTTCATGCCACATTATTTTATCATGCGCCCAACCATTCTCACCATCAATAGCACCTTTATATAATGTATGAAATAAATTATCATTACCATTTGCGGTCGAACAGACAAACACTTTAGATTTTTTTGATGATGTAATTACCGGGAATACTGATTTCCAGAATTCCTCAATTAAATGAGAGTTGTGAGACAAAATATTGTTAGTGTAATATTTATGAGTGACGTCCACATCAACAAAATCATAAACCTCTTCATCACGACCCGTATCGGTAATGCTAACAACTTCTCGCAGCCCGTCAATTGTTTTAATTCTACATCCTAGAGATTTACCAGCAGTGATAATGCCATTCTCTGCATCTATAAACCCATGATTTTCAGACACGTGGATATAATCGTCGTTATCTAGAGTAACTTGAAATATTTGTTTTTTAGGATATTGAGCAATTCCCTTAAAGTCTTTCCAACCTTCATCTGTTTCTATTTCCCAATCTTCATTGAGATAAAATTTATCTATATCTTCTCGCACAACCTCTCCTTTGTTATTACTTCAAAAGTATACTTATTATCCTCACACCACGAGCTCGCAGCTTTAAGTTTTGCTTGAACTAGAGATTGATTTAAGAACTCGACTGGTTTTACTTCATATAATATTTTATTTAGCTGGTCGCAAAAATCTACAATATATACCCTAGATCTACCTTCATATATATAAGGAATTCTTACTGTTTCGTATTCTAAGTGTGGATTAGCTTCATGAAACATTACCTCCCAACTACTACGATAGTTGCTGAGACCTGTTATATCTGATGATAGCTTCGACCTCGTATATCTATTACTTGTACTGGGGGTATATTCCCCAGCTAAAATCTTTTGTCGCATGGTCTCACTTGATCTTTTATATACACCGTTCTCTTTGTTTATATTTGTTTGCTCCTGTCTTTTTTCTACTGTCCATGTAGCCTTATTAGAAGCGGATATCCTACCCTTTGTTGTATCACTGTGCCTATAATCCTTACGTGACTCCACTCTTCTTGCCTTAATATCATCAGACTGTAAGTAGGTTAAATCACGAGCCTTAATATTATCACTTAAAACCATACTAATACAACGTTTCCTACCACATGTCTTATTTAAATAAAAGGTATTACTGTTCTTAAACCTACGCCAGCTGCCACAAGAACAGTATATGGAATCATTACATAAACTTGCAATCTTGTACCTTGCATCATCAATACTCTCTGTATGCTTAAATATATTGTAAAGTAAGTCAGTGTTATTTAATAGAGAGGTGTATGCTGCTCTTTTAATATAGCTATGTAATTGTGAGGAAGTATCCTTATATGACATATCTAAGCCATCATAAGACTGATTATCGTTCAATCTATCAATAAATGCTTCAATCGACTTACCACTAAATGTCACCTTACCCTTAGTGTATCCTCTCTTAAAGCTAAGAAATTTTAAACCTTCTGGTATATAATCAATATTGTGAATTATATGATACAGCTTCTGACCTAGGGGTAATTTTTTAAGATTAGGGTTATCGTCATAATAATCAGCTATAAAGTTATAGACTTCTACACCATCTTCATATTTCTCATACCACGCTTTATAATAAGAATTCTTATTAAGCTTTTTATCCTTAAAAAAGTCCACTATACAAGAACGCGTATAACCCTTATCAACCATATGTTTATTTATGTCTATTGGATAATTTCTCTAACGCTTTTTGTAACAATTTCACCAGTTTTTTTGTTACGTAGTTTTACTCTTGTATCACCCGCTATACATTCAATAAAAGCCATCTCGTCAATTACTAAACATTGATGACTTAATATACCATTAGCATAATACGTATGAGTTTTCTCAACTTCTAGAAGCTCATATACCTTACGATCATCTGTGTAGGTGTTGATATCAAGAACTTCAACATCCCCGTACAACCTATCACCAATCACTACATCCTGAACATATATAATATTCTCTTTATCTGTTAATAGTTTATGTTTTGGTGTACAGACCAACTCCTTATCATCTGAAAATGTGAGTCTAATCTTCGAAGGGTTACTACCAACTATAAGGCCTTTAAAGTCCCTGAAACCATCATTCGTCAGTACCTGGTATTTGCTATTTTTAAAGCATTTATATTCTGTTAAATCTGCCATCTCATTATTTTGTTTTTATCGGACCTGTACCTGGAAGCCACCGGTAAAAGTATAATATTTTAATTGTCTAGGAATATAGGAAGTAACTCCCCACCTTCAAATTCAGCTGCTAACTCCTCCATGGAGCAATCAAATGTTACACCGGTTTCTTTATCCTTCAACGTTACTATTGTCTCCCCGTCAACACAGTTGACGGATTGACCACGAGCAGCACTACCGGTCGTTGTAGTAATACCTATACGAGAGCCATTCTCGAGAGTCATAGATGTTTTGGCATATTCCTTTACCGGGGGCTTAAGCCAGTTAGGCAGCTCCTCATATGCCATTCGAACTCGTTGAAATATCTCAATAGCGGTTGCTTCTTTGTTTGCTACTAGTAGTATTCTTTGATCAGAATTAAAACATGCCTGCCAAAGAATATAGATTGTCATCATAGTGCTGTTATGTGTAGCAATATTTTGTTTGCCTGCTAAAAAGAGATTATCTTTACTATCCACCGTAATACACCTTACTGGGACAGAATCTACCCGTTCAATATTTGTGATATAATGCCATTGAGAATCATCATCACTTTCGCCATCGTAATTAATATTACTCCGCTTGGTAGGATTATAGCAGATATTCTCAGTCGGTATAAAGGTTACTGATGTATCGTCTGATGTAGTTTTATACCCTAAACTGATCACTAACTCTTCAACTTG